CGACTCGGCGATGAACGCATCGCGCAGCGTGCCGCTATCGAAGTAGGCAGTCGCCTGCCCGCTCACCAGCACGCGGCCGGGGAACATCTGCGGCACGACGTTGCTGCCGACGACCGGGTCGCCGGTCTGGTTGCTGCTGATCTCAAGCGACAGACCCGTGAGCGTGGCGATCGTCGAGCCGCCGAGGCGCAGGATGCCGTTCACGGATGCCAGGCAGCCGGTCGAGGTCGCGGCGGTCGGCGAGGTGAAGTACTGCGACGCCGAGGTCGTGACGTCCTGCCCCATGACGTCCATGTCGACCGTGACCATGCCGGTCGGCGGCAGGGCAAGCGCGATCTTGCTGACCTTGCAGCCGTCAAAGACTTCGGAGGTCGGCACGTCCGAGAACCAGTGCTCGATTGAGAACGACCGATCGGTGTGGCCGGTCGTCGGCACAAAGGTCTTGCGGCCGGTCACCGCGATCGTGCAGGTCGCGATCGGCCCTTCGGCCGTCATCGTCGAGCCGTTGAGCACGAGCACCGTCGCCACCGTGGCGGTGAGCGTGACCACCAGCGCGTTCTTGTTGAGGTTGTTCGCGTTGACCGAGCCGGCCGTGATGCGCACCACGTCGCCGACCTTGAAGCCGTCCGTCAGGTACGAGCCGGCGCCGCGCGTGATGGTGTACGTCGGGCCGGAGCCGGCGATCGTCAGCGAGACCGACGCGGCAGACACGCCCGCGGTGAAGTCGCGACGGAGCGCGGCGGCGAAGAAGTCCTGATAGGTGCGCGGCGACAGCTCGCCCGTCACCTTGCCCGAGACCCGCCGCACGCCGTGGCGGAAGTCGGCGATCTGCTGATCGAGCCGAATTTCGTTCGACTGATAGGTGTCCTTCGTCAGGGACAGGTCGGACGACACGCGCCGGAGCGACTGCGCGCCGGATGCGGACGGCACGGTGCCGTAGACGGTTTCGGCCTTGTAGGCCAGCTGCTTGAATACGCCTGCTGCAATGGGCATGTCTGCTACTCCTCAAAAAAAAGTGATGCCGCGTGCAGCGGCCTGCAGTTACTCGGGGCTCGCGAAATTCAGCTCGTAGCGAACGCGCCAGGTGCTTGTGAGATCACCCAGCATTCGCTCGCCCCTCGACAGACGCGGAGCCGATGCGCCGTCGTAAAAGGTGTGGTGAACAAAGGTCAGGCCGAACCGGGTGTCGGCCATGAGCGCGACGTGGATCTGCGAGCGCATCTGCAGCAGCTCGCGCCGGACGGATTCCTCGTCGTCACCGACGGCGTGCGCGGTGATCTCGAGCGAGAGCGTGCTGTAGAACAGCCGCGAGACCTGCTCGCCGCTCGCTGCGCCGTCCTCGCCGTAGGTAACGCTGATTGCCGGCAGCTCGCCGTCCTGCTCGGACAGCGACAAGGTGCGGTGCGCGTAAATGGGCGCCGTGATGTCGGCGCTTGCCTCGAGCGCGGACACGACCGCGTCGACGATCTGATCGGCGCGGTGCATGTCAGCCCCTCAAGATCAAGGTCGTAAGCCCGGTCGAGGGCGAATCGGGTTCGCGGCGCAGCACGCGGAACGTGCCGTCGGCGCCTTCGATTTCGAGCGCTGCCTGCTTGCCCAGCCGCTCCACGTCGGACGTGAGCGCGACCAGCTGCGGCGAGCGGGTCTCGAAGTCCGGCCCCTGCGCCGAGACGGTCGCGAAGTTGTTGCGGAAGATCCCGAAGAACTCCCCCGCCTGATGCGTCACGCGGCGACCGCCCAGGGCGATCACGGATGCGCGCCGGTCTGCGTCAGAGATCACGCAGCCCGCCGCGCTTGCTGAATTTCTTGCCCTCCGGCACAAGGCCGGTTTCGGGCGTTGCGGCGCGCGGCGATGCGGTGACCGAAGCGGGCGCGACTTGCACGACAGCCTTGCGGATGCCGACGAGAAAGCGCGCTTCGGAGTCCGGCAGGTCGACGACCGCGCCAGCGTCCTGATGCCCGGCGCTGGTCAGCGTCGAGCGGGTCAATTGAATGAGCATGAATTCCCCAAAGAAAAAGCCCCGGCGAGTTACCCCGCCGGGGCTTTCTTTCAGCTTGAAGCGCTGATTACTGGAGGGCGTCGAGCATCGCCGCGAAGGACTCGGCGTTGCGCACGGCAACGTCGACATCCTGCAGCGCGACCACGCGGACGGTTCCCGCAGTCGAGCCCGAGTACGGATCGACCGTCAGGTCGAGGCCGCCCCACATGCCGATCATCAGGTCCGACCAGTTGCCGAAGAAGATCGCCGAGCAGATGCCGTTGGAGGTCCCCTTCGTCAGGTTGCTGGCAACCTGGTTGCTCACCCAGGCGTTGTAGCCGTTCATCGTGGAGTCGGTGCCGCTGCCCTCCCAGATGAAGCCGTTCTGACCGGAGACCCGCGAGGTCTGCTTCAGGCGGCCGACGATGCGGCTGTTCGTGATGTAGCCGCAGGACGCGACGAGGGCATTGTCGATGCCGACCTCGGTCTCGAGCTGCACGATGTTGCCCCAAGTCGGCTGCAAGCCGTTCGTGCCGCCGGCCACGGAGCCGATGCCCGAGGTGGCCGCGATGCCGGTCGGCTGGTTCGACGCGCCGCTGCCGTGGAGTGCCGCGCGGTCGATTTCGATCGCGAGCACCGTGGCAAGGTCGGTACGCACCAGCGCCTCGACGTCGATCGAGGACTGCAGCATCAGCCGGCGGCTGATGTCGGTGAACGCGCCGACGGTCTTGGGCGACAGGGTGACCTGCGCAAAGGTCTGCTGCGACTCGGTCGGAGCGGAGTTTTCCGCCACCCAGAACGCGGTAGCGCCGCCCGACTGCTTCGGGATCGCGACGTTACCGTTGAGGCCCGAGAGCATCGTGGCGCCTGCAGCGCGAACGATCGAGCGGCTGCGCAGGAGGTCGATGAAGCTGGACGCGAGCAGGTCGGTTGCCACGAGACGGCCACCGTCTGCCGGGGTGCCGGCGGTCAGGTCGCGCAGGTTGGCCTTGAGCACGTCGCTCGGGACCATGATGCCGCGGGCCTGCTTGCCGGAGACCTTCGCGGCGGCCTCGCTCACCTCGAACTCGTAGGCGGCAGCAGCGCGGGCGTGCCTGTCGGTCGGGTTCGACAGCGCGTTGATGGCGCGCATGAACGAGAACTGACGGACTTCCGCCTGCGTCAGGCCGATGTCGCTCGACGGCACCGGGGCCGCCTTCACGCGCTCAAGGATCGCGGCCTGCAGGTCGCCGACGGTCTTGCCTTCGCTGATCGCAGCGCGGGCGAGATCCTCGCCGCCGAAGCGCGCGTAGGTCTTGCCCATCGCCTCGAGGGCGTTGATGCGCGAAAGTTCACGGGCGCGCACGTCCCGCTCGATGGCCGCAGTGTCTACCGGGGCCGGGTTCTGGTTTTCCATCTTGGATTCCTCTTTCACAATGATTGACACGGGTTCCTCGGCAGACCGCCCGACGCCGACCGAATGGTCAGCAGGCACGGAGACGAGGGAGATTTCGAACGGTTCCCAGAGACTCGCGCGGATTTCTTCGATCCCGTCCGCGGCCTTGCTGGTCTTGTATTCGTGTATCCAGTAGCCGAACGAAACTTTCGTGCGGATACCGTCCACGACATCGGTAAAGATCTCGGATGCCCGCGCGCCCTTGCCAAAGCGCACGACCGCCCGGCCCACCCGGTCGGCTCCGAAACTCACCGATTCCACAACGCCGACCTGATCTTTCCATTCGTGGTCGACGAGCAGCGCGCCACCGTCCGTCAGCCGTTCGAGTCGAACGGACGTCGGCGCACAGTCCAAAATTTCGCGGTAGCCGAATCGCTCCACCGGCATCTCGCTGGCGAACGCGAGGGCGACGGTGCGGCGCTCCATGTCGATCGACTGGCGATCGAACAGCGCGTCGCGAAACAGCTCCTGTTTCGTGGTCATGGTTGAACTCCTGTCTGATCGCCCGCGGTTCGCGGGTCGGTCGTGACGTCAAAGGAAAGGCCGAGCTCGGCGGCACGCGCCTGCTCGGCGGCGAGGTCTTGCCAGACCTCCTCGATGTCGCGTCCCTGCTCGGAAATGATTTCGCGGCGGCTCTTGAGCCCGGCGCGGATCGCAGCGATGTTGGCCTCGACGTCCTTGAGCGGATCAACCCACGTCCAGCGGCGGCCGATCCACTGCGGCACGTTGAACTTGTCGAACTTGTCGGGGCCGATCGGCGCACCGCGCGAGGTCTTGACCGTGCCGGCGAGCAGCGCCGCCGCCAGCCAGTCGGCATAGAGCGGGCGCAGCAGCGCGTCCGCCATCCACGCCTGCAGCGACATCCACGCATCGCGCTCCTCGAGCACGCCCGCGCGCAGGGAGCTGTAGTTCACGTTTTCGAGGTCGTTCGCTAGTCCGTTGTAGGACACGCCGAGGCCGGAGGCGATGCCGCGCAGGCTCGCCTTCACGAACTGCGGGAACTGCTCATGCGGGTACGTCGGATCGAAGGACTGGAAGGACGAGCCTTCGGGCAGCACGCTGAATTGCCCAGGCGTCGCCTCCGTGACGTACTCGCCGTTCGCGTCCTTCGCGTCGGCCAGCGCCACGCCTTCGCCGTCGGACGTGGTGAAAAATCCCATCTTCGCCGCGCCGATGTTGGCGGCGACCACCGCGGCTTCTTCGTAGGCG